TATGACTATTAGAGGTGAGGGTAGCAATCAGACAAGTATTCAGCAAGGGTTGGCGAAGGCTTGGATTGACGTAACAGGTGTTTCTACTGTTACTATAAATGATTCTTTAAATATATCTAGTGTGTCAGACAATGGAACTGGAGATTATTCTATTTTTTACAATAATGATATGGCTAGTGTAAATCACGTAACTATAGCAGATGTAAATTTTACAGTAGGTGGTGATGCTCAAAACACTAGAATTACATCCATAGCTGCAGCTAGTGTAAGAACATTAACTACTAATACAGCTAATGCTGACGTAGCAGACGCAAGAAAACTACTTCAAGCATCACATGGAGACCTTTCATAATGGCAAACGGAACAATAGCATTTGATACATTACAGACAAGTGGACAGATAGATGGCACTGCAAGAAGCATAGATACTGATTATCTTTTGAATGGTAGTGCGAAGGCTTGGTTTCATATAGTTAGTGGTGGTGCTTCAACTATAGCATTAGGTGATTCATTTAACGCAACATCAATTTCAGATGGTGGTACAGGAATATATAATTTTAACATAAATAATGATATGGCAAATGCAGTCTACTCTTTAACTGTAAGCTCTCAGGCAGGAGCAGGTTTTCCAGATAAACCTCAAATTAATAGTCAAGCAGCAGGTAGTTTTCAATGCCGACAAGCACATGCATCAGACGAAGTAGATTCTGGAATTTATAATGCCACATTACACGGAGAACTAGCATGACAATAAAAACACCAGAATTTCAAGGCACACATCTTTGGGATAGATTGTGTTGGGCAAAAGAAAAGCTAGAGCCTTATAGAACAGAATATTGTGTTGTATGGGAAGACCCTGAGACACCTGATGAACCTGCAAAGGTTACACATCCTGACCCTAATTGGATGGCTTGTGCATTGCAAGGTGGTATAT